CACAAGCACGCGCATCCCAACAGTTTCATCAGCGGCGTTCTCTACATGAAGGCTGCACGCGAGCGCGACAAGATTTACTTCTACCGCGACGGCTACAAACAGATCAGCCTGCCGACGAACAACTGGAACTTGCACAACTCAGAGTCGTGGTGGTTTGAGGTCGGTGCAGGCGATCTGATGCTGTTCCCGTCTAGCCTCACGCACATGGTGGAATCCGTGCAGCAGGAGCGGGTATCGCTATCGTTCAACACTTTCCCGGTTGGCTATGTCGGGGAAGAAGAATCGTTAACGGCGTTGCATCTTGAAAACACTCAAGGCGCAGCGCAATGATTTCCCGGAGTTTTACGCGGAGTATGCAGTTGATGATCTAGGGATATTCATGGACAAACTGCCGGTCGCCTTTTTGCCCATCATCAAGGCCGACATCGAGCAGCGCGGCATGGTTCATCCGATCATCATTTTTAGTCCTTACGAGCAGTACCAGACCGACCCGAATCCGGTGCTGCCCGCAAAGACGAGCTGGAGACGAGAGATATTGCGAGTGTATATGGGACACAAAAGGGTGTGGGTAGCGAGAGAGTTAGGGTACTCGCACATTTCTGCGTACCATGTACGGACGGACAAACAGGCCCGAGCGTTATGCGGGCATACGACGATTAGAGAGTTTTGCCCAAATTGAGGATTTAGATATGGCGCACTTTGCAGAGATTGATTCAAACAGCGTGGTGCAGCGCGTCATCGTTGTAGCCAACAGGAATACGGCAGACGCGAGCGGCAACGAGAGCGAGGCCATTGGCGTGGCCTTCTGCCAGAACCTGCTCGGCGGTAACTGGAAGCAGACGAGCTACAACGGCAACATCCGCAAGCATTACGCTGGCATTGGCTACACCTACGATGCTACCCGTGATGCCTTTATCTCGCCGCAGCCGTATCCGTCATGGTCGCTCGATGCCGACTGCAACTGGCAAGCTCCGGTGCCGATGCCGGATGACGGCGAGATGTATTCTTGGGACGAAGCCGCCCAGGCGTGGGTTGAAGTTCCGAAGGAGTAAGCGATGGCTGAGTCACGCGCTGCAGAAGTCCTCGAGGGCTATGATCGGCTGAAAGGCGCTCGCGGCACTTGGGAACAGCATTGGCAAGAGGTTGCCGAGCGCGTATGGCCGTCGATGGCCGAAATGACGGGCTGGCGTACACCGGGCGAGAAGCGATCCGAGAAGATCTTTGACTCGACCGCCCAGCGCGCACTGCCGCGGTTTGCTGCGGCGATGGACTCAATGCTGACGCCTGCGACCCAGCAGTGGCATGGCCTGCGTACCGGCATCCCCGAGCTCGATGACAACGTAGCTGTGCAGCGTTGGTGCGACAACATTCGCGACATCGTGTTTCGTCAGCGGTATGCGCCGACCGCTAACTTTGCGAGTCAGGCATTTGAGTGCTACATGAGCCTCGGTGCGTTCGGCACCTCTGCGCTTTTCATCGATGAGATACCGGGCGTTACATTGCGTTACAGAGCGATCGCGCTCTCCGAGTTAGTCATCGACCTTGACCATACTGGCCGGGTCGACACCGTATATCGCTGTTTCCAGCTCACGGCGCGTCAGGCGATGCAGATCCCCGGCTGGGAAGGGAAGCTCCCGCGTGGCATCAAGTCTGCTGCTGAGTCTCGCGGTAACGACATGTTTGAGTTTGTGCATTGCGTGAAGCCGAACGGCGACTACAAGGCCGGTCGCGCAGGCGCGCAGGGCATGCGATACCAGTCGCGGTATGTCTCGCGTGAGGGACAGATACTGCTCGAGGACAGCGGCTATCGGTCGATGCCGTATGCGGTCGGGCGTTACGTCACAGGCCCGCGTGAAATTTATGGGCGGTCTCCCGCGATGGAGGCGCTGGCCGACATCAAATCTCTCCAAGAGATGGAAAAGACCATGCTTCGGATGGCGCACCGCATGGTCGACCCGCCGCTCATTCTCGCCGAGGAGGGCGCCCTTAATGCGTTCTCGGTGCGCCCTAATGCGTTGAACTACGGCTACCTACGCGAGGACGGTACACCGCTGGTTCAGCCGTTGCAGGCAGGCGGCAATCTGCCGATCGGCATCGAGATGTCGGATCAGAAGCGCAAGGCGGTGAACGATTCGTTCCTTGTGACACTGTTCCAGATCCTCGTTGAAAGCCCGCGTGTGATGACGGCGACCGAGGTGTTGCAGCGAGCGCAGGAGAAGGGCGCACTGCTTGGCCCGACGATGGGACGCCAGCAGTCGGAGTTCCTTGGCCCGATCATTGACCGTGAGCTTGATCTTTTGTCGGCGGGTGGAGACTTGCCGCTCCCGCCCCCGCAGCTGATGGACTACATCATGGGCGGCGGTGAGATTCTGCCCAAGTACACCGGCCCACTCGCAAGACTGATGAAGGCTGAAGAAGCCGCGGGCATCCTGCGTACGATCGAGGCGATCCTGCCTGTGGCGCAGGCGTCTGGCGACATGAGCGTGTTGCGCCGCATCAATGCGGATCAGGCGGTCAAGGTCATTGCCGAGGCCAACAACGTGCCGGCCAAGGCGCTGCGTACCGATGAGGAACTTGAGGCGATGGATGCCGCGCAAGCAGAGGCCGCTCAGATGCAGCAGCTTCTCGCGGCGGCTCCGATCGCGGGTCAAGCGGCAGAGAGATTTGCGAGGGCTGAGCAGATTGCTGCATCGGCCCCGCGTCGTGCGGTACCGGGAGTCTAAGTCATGGCGGGCGATGAGGTTTTAGCGGTTCGGTTGGATCTGCTGCACGAGGATGTGGGCGAGATCAAGATTGCACTCGGAAAACTCTCCGACGCTATTACCAAGCTCGCACTTGTTGAACAGAGCCAGTTGCAGACAACCGCCGCCCTCGAGCGCGCATTCAATGCGATCGAGCGTGTGGAGATGCGGCTTGAGAAGCTCGAAGAATCCAGCGTCAAGAATAGCGAGTCATCAAAGTGGGTGGATCGTGCAGCGGGTGCGGTAATCACTGCACTGGCCGCGGCCGCACTCAAAGCGATTGGGGTGCTTTGATGGAGACGCTGCTTGGTGGTCTATTCGGCGGCGTGTTGCGTCTCGCACCGGAGGCGCTGAAGTTCTTTGACCGCAAGAATGACCGCAAGCACGAGCTCGCGATGGTCGAGGCCGAGATGCGGTTTGCTCAGGTGAAGGGCGAGATCGCGATGCGCCAGACTGAAGCGCAGATGACGATGGCCGAGGTCGAAGCAATCGGCGAAGCGTTCAAGGAACAGAGCGCGACCGCACAGGCTGCAGGCAAGGTGGTGGCGGCGATCTCCGCGCTGGTGCGACCGTTTGTGACGTATCTCTTTGTGATCGCCTACGCAATGGTCAAGATCGCGGCATTTATGATCGCACTCGAGCAGGGCGGCAACTGGAAGGAAGTCCTGCTCTCGATGTGGTCGGCTGACGATATGGCCGTGCTCAATATGATTCTCAGTTTCTGGTTTGTCGGGCGCGTTTATGAGCGCACTCGATGAGGCAATAGCGCAGGCCGCTACCCTCTGCAGGCACTTTGAAGGATTTAGATCTCGACCTTATATCTGCCCTGCAGGCTATCCAACGATCGGCTACGGCACCGTCTATAAACCAGACGGGTCAAAGGTAACGATGGAGCATCCTCCGATTACGAAGTCAGAGGCAGATGATTGGCTGGTGCAGGAGCTGCGCCACAACTACGCGGTCGGTGTGCTGAAGGCGTCGCCAGCTTTGGTGACGAGTCCTGGCGCGCTCGCGGCGATGATTGATTTTGCATACAACCTCGGAGTCGGTCGCTATCGCGGCAGCACTCTGCGACGAAAGATCAACGATGGAGATTGGGTTGGGGCCAAGGACGAGCTCGGCAAATGGGTACGGGGCGGCGGCAAGGTATTGCCTGGTCTCGTACGCAGGAGAGCGGCAGAAGCTGCAATTTTCTAATGACCAAAAAGATGGTGGTTGTGCAGATTGAGGACAGCAAGTGGTATCGCGTTAAAGGTTATACGCATACTGAATGCTGCGATTGTGCGCTGGTACACCGCGAGGAAATTCGACTTGTTGATGGGCATCTCGAATGGCGAGCCATGAGAGACGACAAGGAAACAGCGAGACGTCGAAAAGAACTTGGGATCACCATCAAGAGGGATTGATATGCCTGCGCCAGTGTGTACTGACGAGGAATTCATAGGTTTGTGGAATCGGTTGCGTAGCGCGGCCGAGCTCTCAAGGATCTTGCAGATCTCTACGAGGTCGGTGATGGCGCGTCGGCGCAGGCTTGAGACGACTCACGGCATTGCGCTTAACTCCAGCGTATTTGCAGAAAGCGTTTCGCCTGCCGATCAGAATGCGGCAAGGATGACGAAACTTGCCGAGATCCGACAGGCGAAGTACCACAAGGACATGCAGAGGACGCTGACCGATGGTGTCATTCTGGTGGCATCGGACTGCCACTACTGGCCGGGTGTGGTGACGGTCGCACATCAAGCATTCTGTGCGCTCGCGAAGAAGCTGAAGCCTGCGATGGTTATCTTGAACGGCGACATCCTCGATGGTGCTCGAATCAGTCGTCACGCCCGCATCATGTGGGAGAAGCAGCCAGATCTGAAGGATGAGATCCACGCGGTGCAGGACAGATGCGCCGAGATCGAGCGCGCTGCAGCCGGTGCCGTCTTTGTGCGAACGATCGGCAACCACGATGCGCGGTTTGAGAATTACCTGTCTAGTCGGGTCAGTGAGTTTGAGGAGATGACGGGCATGACATTGCTCGACTATCTCCCGAGGTGGGAGGCTGGCTGGGCGTTACATATCAACGCCAGTACTGATGGATGGACGACAATACGTCACAGGCCAGTGAGCGGCGGCATCCATTCGGCCTATAACTCGACACTAAGATCTGGGGTGCATTACGTCCACGGACATCTGCATAAGCTACAGGTGACGCCGTGGGCTGATTACCGCGGTCGCAGGTTTGGTGTGGATACAGGGACGATGGCTGATCCCTACGGCCCGCAATTCAACTACACCGAGGCTGGCCCGGTGAACTGGGCGTCTGGGTTTGCGGTGCTGACGTTCAACGAAGGCAAACTTCGCGAGCCCGAACTCTGCGTAGTGCAGAACGGGCAGGCATGGTTCAGAGGAGAGAAAGTATGATTTCCTTACTTTGGATGCTGATAGTGGTTCAGATCGCTGATGCGATTACGACGGTCAAGATCCTCGAGCGTGGCGGGAAAGAATTGAATCCTGTGATGGCATGGGTCTTTGAGAAGATGGGTGTGATCGAGGGATTGTTTGTCGTCAAGACTGTGGTCTGCAGCGCGTTCTACATCTGGATGGAGTCGATCCCGGCGTGGGGATTCTTGGCAATCATCGGACTCACAGGCGCTGTGGTCTATCACAACATCCTGCAGCTGCAAAAATGAATGAGTGGCAGGCACCTGAGAAGTGCCGAACCTGCGTATGGTTTTGCCCGTGGAATGGGCAGGGCTATGGGTGCGCCCATGACACCGTGCATGGATTGCTCGGCGGCGTGGTGCGGTGCGAGGGCAAGTTTTACAAACAATGGGAACCGTGGGTCATGCCCAAGGTAGAGGAGATTCCATGAGTGTGACGGCGATGATGCGCGCTCGGGTGCGGCAAGTGTTACATCGAACCCGCGGCTATAAGCGGCTGTTCATGGCTCCCGGCACCAATGACCTGTCCGAGGATGGCCGGATCGTACTCGCGCACCTGAAGCGATTTGCGAAGCACGGAAAGCCTCCGATTGCGCCAGGTGCGTCTGGGGATTTGTTTCAACTTGGCCGGATGGTTGGCCGGCAGGAAACGGTGCAGATGATTGTTGAGGCGCTGCACCTTGATGAAAAAGCCTTGACCAATTTACAAGAGGACTACAGAGATGAGTGACGATCAAGGGTCTGCACCAGCAGGCAACCCGGCCCCTGCGGCTCCCGCATGGTACGCGCCGGAAGGGCTCGATCAGAACACCGCTGGCCAGCTCGGCGAACTGGTCAAGGCGAAAGGATGGAAGGGGCCAGCTGACGCGCTGCTCTCCTACCAAAACCTCGAAAAGGTATTCGGCGCCGACAAGGCGGGTAGGACGATTCTCGCGCCCAAGTCTGATGACGATGCGGACGGCTGGAATGCCGTCTACAACCGTCTGGGACGGCCTGAGAGCGCCGACAAGTACGAGCTGCCTGTGCCGGATGGGGACGATGGTTCATTCGCCCAGTCGGTTGCTCCGGTGCTGCACGAGCTTGGTTTGACCGCAAAGCAGGCGAAGGGTCTTGCCGAGTGGTGGAATCAGGCATCTGCGAGCCGGATCGAGATGGAGTCTGAGAGTTTCGCCACGCAGTCTGAGACTGAGTACAAGGCGCTGCAGGGCGAGTGGGGCGCAGCTGCCGCACAGAATGAGGAGCTTGCCAAGCGGGCGGTGCTGAAGTTCAGCAAGGAGGCTGGGATCGACGATCAGTCTTTCGAGGCGATGGAGCGGGCGATCGGTACCGCGAAGCTGATGAAACTCTTTCACGCGATCGGCTCGCAGTTTGCGGAGGGTACGTTTGTCTCAAGTGACACGCCGACCGGCGGCGCGATGACACCACAGGCTGCGAAGAACAAGATCGCTGGCATGTTTGCAGATCAGGAGTTCATGGGTCGATACATGAACAACGACGAACGTGTACGGGCAGGTGCGATCGAGGAGATGATGAAACTGCAGCGCATGGCAAACCCGGAGCTATTTACATCGGAGTGACAAAGCCATACCATCCGAGTGTGATTCTCCTATCGACCAGCTGAATTGCCGGGAGGCTTCCCTCCCGGCCTTTTAGGAGACAGGGCAAGTCGCGAGACCCCGCTGACAACCGGAAAGACGGTCGCTTGGTCAGAGTGTTATCTGGCAAGGATTACGGCCCCGCAAGGACAAGCCATCCGAGAACAGTATCTAACTTTGTTTTTGGAGGGCTATCATGGCCGATAATATTGCAAGCGTTTATGCCGTACAGTACGGCACGAACATCTCGCTGCTCTTGCAGCAGAAGGGCTCCAAGCTGCGCTCTGCGGTGCAGACTGGTTCATACAAGGGCAAACAGTCGGAAGTCGTCACGCAGTACGGTGCCACCTCGGCCCGTGCGGTTTCGACCCGCTACAGCCCGATCGTCCCGGTCAACACCCCGAACAATCGTCGGTGGGTGTTCCCCGAGGACTACGACTGGGCCGACCTGATCGACAACTTCGACAAGCTCCGTCTCCTCGCTGACCCGCAGTCTGCCTACTCGCAGAACGGTCTCTACGCGATGGGCCGCGCGATTGACGATGTGATCATCTCGGGCATCTACGGCACCAACAAGACGGGCGAGGCTGGCGGTACGAGCACGATATTCGACGCCACCAACCAGCAGGTCGCTGTGACCTACGCTGCCTCGGGCAACGTGGGCCTCACGGTCGACAAGCTGCGTGAAGCGCGCCGCATCCTGATGGAGAACGAAGTCGATCTCGATGCCGAGCCGGTGTACTGCGCCATCTCTGCTGAGCAGCACGACGACCTTCTCGGTCAGATTCAGGTCACGAGCGAGGACTACAGCCCCGGTATGCCGGTGTTGCAGGACGGCAAAGTGACCCGATTCCTCGGCATCAACTTCATCCACACCGAGCGTCTTCCGACGTCCTCGAACCACCGTCGTTGCCCCGTGTGGGTGCCGTCGGGCGTTCACCTCGGCATGTGGAACGACATCATGTCCAACGTGACACAGCGTCGCGATCTTTCTTCTCATCCGTATCAGGTTTATCTGATGGGTACCTTCGGTGCCACGCGCACTGAGGAGAAGAAGGTGGTCGACATCCTGTGTGCGGAATAAGGGAGTAAACGAAAATGGCAGTTGAAGCAGTAAAATCTACCCTTATCACCAACGCAGACGCGACTCCGGTCGTGCTCAATAACCCCCGTGTAGACGGTAGTTTTGAGCGCATCGAGGTTGCGACGGTTGCCGTTACCAACGCGGATTCGGTGGCCTCAACCTACCGGATGTTCCGTGTGCCGTCGAATGCGGTGATGACGGATCTTCGCATCTACTCGCCGGACATCGGCACCACGACGATCACCGACATTGGCCTGTATCGCACGGCCAAGGACGGTGGCGCTGTGGTCGATGCCGACTTCTTCGCCTCGGCCCTGTCCCTCAAGGACGGTGCGCTGAACGGCGTGGATGTTCTGCACGAGGCTGCGGTGTTCACGATCGCCAATTCCGGCAAAGAGCTGTGGGACGCCCTCACGCTCACCAGCGACCCGTCGGTGTTCTACGATGTGACGATGACCCTCACCGGCGCGGCTGACGCGACCGGCACGGTCAAGCTCATCGGTCGTTACACGGCGTAATGAATCGGGGCGGGCCTGTAACAGGGCTCGCCCTTTTCTGATGGAGAGCCAACATGGCAGACCGTTTCTACGGAATTGACCGCGGCGAGCAGGGTGTGCGTAACGTGACGGAAGGCGCGGCCTCTACGGCTACGACCGACGTTGAAGTGCGCGTTGACCTGATCGGCATGAGCAAAATGGAAGTCTTGCTTGCCCTTGACACGATCAAGGAAGCGATCATTCAGGATACTTGGCCGCCGGCTTAATAGCTGCGGGAGACGCCCGTGGCTGCAAGTGATGTCGCAATCGCTAACCTCGCGCTCACCAAACTGGGTGACTTGAGGATCACTAGTCTCTCGGATAACACCAAACCAGCCCGAGAGGTTTCCGCTGTCTATTCGATGCTGCGCGACAAGTTGCAGCGCACCTATAACTGGCGCTTTTGTGTGAAAAGGGCGGTTCTGGCAGCAGAGGTCGATACCCCCGTATTCGACTACAGCTACCAATATCCCGTACCGTCCGACTGTCTGCGTATCCTGCAGATCAATGCTTACTATCCAGCGCCAGACCTTTCTGACCTGATCAGCAGCGGTGGGCAAGAATATGTGCTCGAGGGCGGCAAGATCCTGACCCGCAGCTCTGGCTCGCTGAACCTGCGATATCTCGCCCGCATTACAGACCCCACCAAGTTTGATACTGCATTCGATGAAGCGTTCGCGGCATCGATTGCCTACAACGTGTCCGAGGCGCTCACCCAGTCCGACAGCAAAAAGAATGCTGCACTGCGTGACTACAAGATGGCGCTGATGGAAGCGATTCGAGCAAACGCTATTGAGAATCCACCGGAGAGCATTGCCGACACGACCTGGCTGACAGTGAGGCTCTAATGCCAAACGCTAATCCGGCTGTCGTCAATTTCAACGGTGGCGAAGTTGGTGCCATGATGAGTGGCCGCACCGACTTTGAGAAATATGCATCGAGTGCATTTCGTATGCGGCGGTTTATCCCGACCGCGCAGGGGCCAGCGAAGCGATGCCCCGGCACCCAGTATGTCTTGCAGACTCTGTATCCAGATAAAAAGGTTTGGCTGCAGCGGTTTGAGTTTGCATTCGATCAGGCATACGTCATCGAATTTGGCGACCAGTACTGCCGCTTCTATACCGACCGCGGCGTTGTGCTCGAGACTGGCCTTGATGTTTCAAACATCACAAACGCAAGCCCCGGCGTTCTAACTTACGTTGGAGCAGACCCCGCCAACGGCGACTGGATGTATGTCAAAGACGTCGCCGGTATGTCAGAGGTCAATGGCCGATACGTCAAGGTGACAAACCTCAACACGGGCGCAAAGACGTTTGAGCTTTACGACATCGATGACGGATTGATCGACACGACCTCATACGGGACATACACCGGGAACGGGGATATCCAACGTGTATACACGCTCGCATCTCCCTACGCGGTCGAGGATTTATTTACCCCTGAAGGCACGAGCGCGCTCTCGATCACGCAGTCGGGTGATGTGCTTTATATCGGCTGCGAGGGTTATGCGCCGCGCACATTGACCCGTAGCGGAAACACGAGCTGGGCCTTTGCCGAGTACGCACCGACCGATGGCCCATTCCAGCGCGAACCCGACACTAAAGTCGATTTCACGCTATCTGGGACGACGGGATCTGTGACCGTTACCGCAAGCTCTCCGATCTTTGCGGACGGTGTGGGACTTCTCCTGCGGTTGCAGCCGATCAATATCACGACAACGCAGTGGGAAACCGGCAAGTCGATCACGGCGACCAACATACGCAAGTCGAGCGGCAAGTTTTACGAGGCGGTCAACTCGACAACCACGGGTGCTGTGAGACCGATTCACGAGGAAGGCCAAGACTACGACGGCAATGCCGGCGTACTTTGGAAGTTTCTGCATCCCGGCTATGTGGTGCTGAAGATCACTGCGGTGACGAGCACGACGGTGGTAACGGCAGATGTGATTGGCCCCGGCGTGGCACCTTCTGAGCTCTTGTCTGCAACGACCTGCGTGTACCGGGTGGGCGCGTGGGGAACGAGCATGGGCGCGGCCTATCCGTACAAGGTTTGCTTTTGGCGCGATCGCCTGTTCTGGGCTGGCGGGCAGAATGTCTATGGTTCAGTCGCTGGTGACTATGCCTCCCATGCACCGGACACGATGGGCGAGATCCTTGCGGACAACGCGCTTAACCTCACGCTCGCGGTCGGCAATGTCGACAAGGTGCGCTGGCTGCGACCGGGTAATGCACTGATCGCGGGTACCGCGGGCGCTGAGATTGCAATCCGTGAAAACGTCACGACCGCACCGCTCGGCCCTGAGAATGTGAAGTTTGACCTACAGTCGGCAGAGGGCTCGATGGAGCTTGAGCCGGTGTTGGTCGAGGATGCGGTGCTGTTTGCTCGAGTGGGCGGGCGCCGCATCATGGAGTTGCGGTTCGACATCCAAGCTGATGCGTGGGTGCCGCGAGACATGTCTGTGCTTTATCCCGAGATCACCCGATCCGGCATCATTGACATGGAGTACCAGAAGGAGCCGGACGACATCATCTGGTGTGTGCTTGGCGACGGTCGACTGATTGGCTTGACCTACGATCGCGAGCAAAACATTTATGGCTGGCACCAGCACCCGATCGGCGGCACAAATGCCAAGGTCGAGGCGGTGCAGACAATCGCTGGCCCTGACGGCGATGTGGATGATGTTTGGGTGGTGGTGTCGCGCACGATTCAGGGCGACATTGCCTATGAGCTTGCGACCGAGGCGGGCGATGAGATCCTGACCGAGGGCGACGATCAGTTAGTTACCGAGGCTGACGTTGATCTGACTCGCCGATCTGTGGAGTATTTTGCGCCGTCGCTTGAGGACGGCGACGATATTCAGGGCGCGGTGTATCTTGATTCGGCGCTGGAATTTAACCCGATAATCGCTGCCAATCTTTTCCTTGGCACAGGCTACGACGTAGTTGGCTCGCTCAACGTAACAGCGACGGTCACATCGTCAAATGAAATTGTGACCGAAGCGGAGGAATTTTTGCTGACTGAGGCGGGCGATTACCTTGTCGTCAACGATCCGGTGTTTGAGGCGACCGACGTTGGCCGTGAAATCGTGCAGCGATACTACGATGAGGAGAACGGTCTCTGGCGCAGCTCGCGGGCATTGATCACAAGTTTCATCTCGCAGGACGAGGTGTTGGTCAGAATCATTGCTGCGTTTGAAGATAACGATGTCCCGCTAAATACCTGGCGCATGACGGCGACCACGCTCCGAGGCATGTATCACCTCGAGGGCGAGACAGTTTCTGCGCTCGCAGACGGTGCCGAGGTGACGGGCCTTGTGGTGACGGACGGCGCTGTGACGCTGACGACACCGGCCTCGCGTGTGGTGGTGGGATTGCCGTATACGTCAACGCTGGCCACGCAGAGGATCGAGGCAGGCGCATCCATAGGCACGGCGCAGTCCAAGACCAAACGCGTCCATAAGCTCGCCCTGCGGCTCTATAACAGCCTCGGCGGCAAGATCGGGCCGAGTGCGACGAATCTGGATCAGATTGTGTATCGGACGGGCAATGACTTTATGGACGAAGTGCCGCCGACACTGACCGGGGACACCGATGTGCTTGCGTTCCCGGGCGGGTACGAGACAGACGGACGGATATGGGTGGTCGCGGATCAGCCGCTGCCGCTCACGGTGGTGGCGCTGTACCCAGAGCTGGAGACGGCCGGATGATCGAGGTCGTGAAGTTCCGGCCGGCGCACCTTGATGAACTAAGGTTGCAGCCGTCGCAGGAATATCTCGCAGCCTTTGTCGGACGACCGGGATACGGACAGGAGCTGGTCGAGGCGGGGCCGTGTTACACGGCGCGCAGGGATGGAAAGATCATCTGCTGCGCGGGTGTGGTGGAGTTGTGGAAGGGCAGGGCGTCGGCGTGGGCGCTGCTCTCGTGGGATGCGGGGCAGAACATGAGGCCGCTGCATCGAGAGGTGCAGAGGTTTCTCGACCGCTGCGACATTCGGCGTGTTGAGGCGTATGTGTATCCCGGCTTTGAGCCCGGTCACAGATGGGCGAGAATGCTAGGGTTTGAACGGGAAGGATTTATGAGAGCGTTTCACCTAGACGGTAGCGATATGGTGATGTACGCGAGGATTCAGTAATGGCACAGGCAATACCATTTATCGCAGCGGCAGCATCGGCTACGTCATCCTTGATGGCGACTGGTCAGCAGCGTCAAGTTGGTGCGGCACAGGCGAAAGCACTTGAGGTTCAGGCTGGCGTAAAAAGAACCGAAACAGGACTTGCTGAGGAAGCACTTGGCCGTGAACAGCGTCGCCAGTTTGGCGAGTTGCGGGCGGCAGGCGCGCAGGCTGGGCTTACTGAATCGGTGACGTTTGGCGATGTGTACAAGCAGGCTGCGACCGCGGCAGAGCTTGATCGTTTGATGACGGCATATCAGGGTGAGACAGAGGCGCAAAGTTTGCTGACTGAAGCGCGCATTACTCGAGCTGCGCGGCCGTCATGGGCGCAAGGAATCTTGCAAGCCGGATCTGCTGGTCTTCAAGGTTACAGGGCTGGCAAAGGGTGACGTATGGCTAAGCTCGAGTTCTACAGACAGCAAGTCGTTCCGCGAATCGCCACACCTAGCACTCGCGGGCTTGAAGCTGTGGGCGCTCAAGCTGTGCAGACTGCAGAGGCGGTTGCTCGAGGGGCGGCTGCTATTGGTCAGCTCACTTCCGATCTGGATGAGCTGCGTGTTGAGGATGCGTACAACCAGTTGCGTACACGCCAGACCGATTTGATGATGAATCCAGAAACCGGATTCTCTAGCAAGAAGGCTGCTGATGCGGTCGATCCTAATTTCATGTCGAAGTACTCAGGTGATTTTGACAAAGCGATTGAAGATGTTGCCTCTACACTTCCAAGTGAGCGGCAAAAAGAGAAGTTCCGTCGCCGCGCTGGAATGGCGAAAGCGGAGTATGACGACTCGCTGATGCGACACGTTTTGCGAGAAACTGATCAATATCGCGACAACGTATATAAGGGAGCGGTTGCGACCGAGACCAATACGGCTGCGCTTAACTGGCGAGATCAGAATAAGGTTAACGATTCTATTGCTCGCATTGCATCGAATACTGCGATGTGGGCAGACCGTAACGGTATCACCGGCGATGCATTGATGGCGGCGCAGATAAACAATCTTGCGGCGATCCACTCGGCGGTGGTGAATGCGGCGCTCGATAACGGCGATGTCGAATATGCGGCTCAGTATGTTGATCGCAATCGCAATGCGATTCGTGCCGACATATTGGTTGATCTTGAAGGCAAGGTCACAAAGGAAACCGATGTTCGTGTGGCAGCTCGCATTGCCGATGATGTGATTGCGTCATTCAAGGGTCGGATTCCGAGTGAGACCGAGGTGCGGCAGGCAGTGCGTGACATGGCTGGTGATAATGCTGCCGTCCGCAATGATGCGACCAACGAAGCACTCGCGCAGTTGGGATCAATGCAGCGTGACAAGCGGCAACGAGAGGATGATGTCCTTGCATCTGCCTATCGTCAGCTTGAGGCGAACGGTGGCAACTACAATGCGTTGCCTTCATCTCTGCGCTCTGCGATACCGGGAGACAAGATCGGCACGGTGCGAAGTTTTGCTGACAGTCTCCGTGGTGGCAAGAAGGTAGAGACTGACTGGGATACCTATTACAAACTGCGGACAGATCCGAAAGTACTTGCACAGACTAACTTAATTGCATTGAAGCCTGTACTTGATGAACCAGAGTTTCGCGAATTGACCGCATTGCAGGCCAAGGCAAATGAGCAGCCAGATGTCGCGCAAACAGAACTCCAAACAACCAAGCAACGCATGGATATGCGTCTTGCTGAGATGGGCATCAATCCAAATCCAAAGCCGGGGATGCTTGCCGCTAAACGAGTAGCCAAGGCATGGTCGACTCTTGATGCCAATGTGGTGACAAGAGAACAGGCGCTTGGCCGAAAGCTGACACCAGAGGAACGTAACGGCGAGATCGATCGATTGTTTGCCAGTGCAGAAGTGCGTGGCAGTTTGTTTGGCACTAATGCGGTTGCGTTGTTTGAGTTGGAACCGGGCCAAGAGATTGTGACCATCGAAATCCCTGATTACGATCGCCGCCAGATTGAGAGGGCATTGCGCGCACAAGGCAAGCAAGTGACCGAGGATGAAGTGCAGAGAATATTCAAGGTCGCACAGGGACTGATTAAGTGACCGACTATCGGAAGATTGTCGAGGATGAAAATCCTTACCTTGATATTTTGCGTCAAGAGCAAAAGCAGCAGCTCCGCAATTCAATGTACGGTGCCGCGCAGACTGAGCCAGATGTCGAGGCTGAGTTGCAGCGTCTCGCGCAGCGGGCCAACGTACCTGTCGAAACTATCCGAGCAGATCGCAAAGAGATTGAGCGGCAGGCCGTCATTGGCGGCATCGATTACGACAACGTCATCAAGAATAGTCCGGTCACAGCTAACTTTCTTTCGGCACAGGCTCCGGTCGCTCGCGATGATGTCGGCGTCCTTGAGCGGGTAGAAAAAACTTTTACCGCTGGCGCGCAAGGCTGGAAGCAGGGATCGATTCAGGATCAGGTCAGTCCCTATAACTGGAAGGCGCTGACTGGAATCATTACGACCAACGAACAGACCGAACGCCAGCGACTGCTCGGCGAGATGAATGCGCTCTCGAATACTGCCGAGCGTGACGATAATCCGTTTGCGTGGTTTCTTGGGCAGACCGGATACACCGGACGGCAGTTGGTCAGTTCGGTGCGTGAAGGTGGCAAAGGTGCAATCGTTGGCGGTGCTGGCGCTGCGACAGTGGCTGCGACCGTGGGTATGGTACTTGCTCCGGTACTTCCCGAGGAGATGGTCACAGTTCCTGGCGCTTTCTTCTTTGGCGCTCGCGCTGGCTATATCACGGCGACGACGGTTTACAACTACAAAGAAGAAGCCGGGTTTGCGTTTGCTGAATACGAGAACATTCGGGATACCTCGGGCCAGCCTCTTGATCCTGCGGTTGCTCGAGGTGCTGCAGCTGCAGCGGGCCTGCTGAATGCGGGGCTTGAGACGGTCGGCGATCTTGCACTCGCAAAACTGATTCCCGGCGTCGACAAGATTTTGGGCGCTGGTTCCCGTGAGGCCATCAAGACATTGCTGGCGCGTCCTACCTTTCGCAATGCAATCGCGCAGGCTGGCAAGAAGTGGCTGCAGTCGGCGACCGTGGAAGGCGTCACCGAATCGCTGCAAGAGCTTGGCGTCATCCTCGGGCGCGAGTTGGCGCAGGGCGTAAGCGGGCAAGAGTTTGCGCCGGAGGCGGCGGGTACTGACGTCGAGCGCATCATTGAGTCTGGCGTGGCAGGGTTTGCCGGCGGCGCTGGTGTGGGGTTGCCGGGTACGGTGATCTCGACCGTGAGCAATGTGCGCGAAGTACGCAAGGCGAACCAGACTGCAGACTTCATGGAGGCGCTCGGCGACAGTGCGCGGTCATCGAAACTGCGCGAGCGGTTGCCGGAGGTGTTTCAGGATTTTGTGGCGCGGGCGCGTGAGCAGGGGCCGGTCGAGAATGTGTATATCCCGGTCGATCAGTTTACGCAGTACTGGCAGAGCCAGAACGCGGATGCCGCACAGGTCGCACAGGAAGTCGGCGCAACCAACTATGCCGAGGCGGTGGCGACCGGCACCGACGTCATCATTCCGATTGAGAACTATGCGACCCGGCTGGCACCGACCGAGCATCACTCTGCATTGACGCGGGATGTGCGTCTGTTCCAAGGCGATCTCACGATGCGTGAGGTGGAGGCGCTCGAGTCACGCAGGCAGGAGATTGAGGCCGAGATCCAGCAGCTCATGGAGACGGAAGGTCTGCCATCTGAGGCACCGACCATTGAGCAGATCAAGCAGGACGTTCTAGGGCAGCTTATGGGGCGGTTTGATCGGCAGACCGCTGACAGTTACGCCACCCTTTATTCGCGGGCTATAAACAGTTTGGCGCAGCGAGCCGGGATAGATCCGCTGCAGCTGCACGAACAGTATGGGCTGCAGGTGGTGGTTCCGCTGCCGGACATTCTGCAGAACAAGGCAGGCATTGATACCGTACTTGACCCGTTGATCGATCGGTTGCGGTCTGGTCAGGTGCCGACCGCCGGTGAGATTTTCGGCAAGTCGCTGACGCAGTTCCTGCGCGAGCGTGGTGGCTTGCAGGATCAGGGCGGTGAGTTGTCGGCGAGAGACGCCAAACTCTGGGATCGTGACAATCGGGTGCGTGGCGAGAAGCCGCTCGTGTCCAAGACTGGCATGACGTTTGATCAGGCGCGAGAGGTTGCGCTTGAGCTGGGGTATGACGTTGGCGATACCGAGGTCAGTTTCTTGGCTGCGATTGATCGCGAGTTTCGCGGCGAGCCGGTGTATCAGCCAGGTAAAGAGCGCGGAAGCCTGAAGGATATTGCCGATGCGGTTTTAAGCCTTGAGGAGTTTCTAGGCCAGCAAGGCATCGATGTACAGACGACCGACAACGCCACCATCAAGGCGCTGATCAAGAAGGCGTCCGAGGGGATGGGCGATGCGCCATCGATGGTTTTTTTACAGACTCCAGCGGCTTTGCCAGCATGGGCTAGAGAAACCGCAGAAGGCGAAAAGATTACTGATAAAGTAAAAAAAGGGGCAATCTCTATTGCGCCAAAAGCATCACTTGCTCGACGCAATTATGAAAAGTTAGATGCGATATTTGCACAGGTTTCAAACCCACTTGAGTCTGCAGAGTCATGGCGAAAGTTCATGGCATTGTTGGTTGCAGACCAGAGCGTGCTCGGTGTCCCGTATACCGCGTTGCGTTATGCTCAAGATCCGCAAGCCGTTGCTGATTACTTGAAAAACCTTAGGCCGGATCAACTTGAATCACGCCGGAGAGGATTCAAACTTGGTGCCGCAATTAGAAAGCAATACGCAGATGGCGAAGCAACTCCGATTACTACGGGGCGATTGTTATTGTGGGCAATGCTTTCTCGTAAGGCTGGAGCCTATCCGCATGAAGCCGCGTACATGGATCTTGTTAATGGCGGTGTTGATAAATGGATTGAAAAGGCCGCAAGCGGAAAGTGGACAGAAAAAGACGGTGAAGAGTACGCCAAGTGGTCGATGGATTTTATGGCTAGCAAGAAGGGCGGCATTAGCCCCGGTGCTGGCGTCACATCGAATGCAAATGATTTTGGTCGCATACTGCTAACAAAACTATCGCAAAAAGATGATGATGGTGTAACTGGGCTGACGCGCTTGCATAACTTGATTGCAAATCAAGAAACATCAACGGATGAAGTGCGGCGCGAGTTTTTTGCTCTTGGGGATTCGATTGGTATCCAGAACAAAGTCCTTTCGTTTGCGTTGTTAGTAACTGGGCGCTGGGACACGCTGGTTTTGGATCGAGTCCAATTTACGCATTTGTGGGGTGATACCTATAGAGATCGAGCTGGCCAGAGAAATATTTACGATGGCACGGAAGGTGGTCTAGCCCCTGCTGGTGAGGGGCATTTTGGTGTGGCGGTTTACGAAGCATTAGCTCGCGGCCTTTCCGAATCGGTTAAAAAAGGATATGAGTTGGCTGGCCTTAATGGTCAAGGCGATGGCTCCCTTGGGGCGTTCCATTGGGATTCGTGGTTAATCGAATCCTCACAAGCTATAGGGCATCCTACGGTGGAAGCCCTAGCCACAGATCGCCCGCGCCCAGACCTTGCTGTAAGGCAAGGCAAGTTCGATACTTATTCGTACAATTTTGAGTACCGAGCCGACGGGCAGTACCAAATACCACTTTTGGATGGCAGCGGATATCGCATCATTTCCCCTGCACAAGCAGCGGAATTTGCTGCTAGAATTAGCGATCCGAAAGAGGGCGTAGTCCCTAAAAACTTCAAAGTCTCTACGAATAAGAAAAGTCCTTGGGTAGATGCAGAAGGAGTCAACCGTGCAAGATATGATGAAATACTCAATGAATACGGTAGACAAGCTGATGCAGGAGATGTCGCTCCTGCCGGGTCTCCCGATGCAGCCAGACCCATTCAACAGCTTGCGACCGTTGAAGGACGAGAAACGCAAGAATTCTTCCAAGCCGTCACCCCAGACGACAAGCGCGGCTACATCCAGTTCGGTGCCGACCGCCGCGTAAAGATTGGCCTATTGGAGAAGGCCGATCTATCGACCTTCATCCACGAGACCGGACACTTTTATCTCGAGGTGCTGCTCGATCTTGCCGAGCGCGCCGATGCCAGTCCGCAGATCAAGGCTGATGCCGAAACCCTGATGAAGTGGTTTAAGGTCAAGTCTCGCGCAGAGATTGGCGTTAAGCAGCACGAACAGTTTGCCCGCGCTAACGAAGCCTATCTGATGGAAGGCAAGGCACCGAGCGTTGAACTGCGCTCGATCTTCCAGCGGGTGCGGGCGTGGATGACGCTGGTTTACCAGACACTCACCAATCTTAACGTCAAGATGAATGACGATGTGCGCGGTGTGTTCGACCGGATCTACGCAACCGATCAGGAGATCGAGGCTGCGCGGGCAGAGCTCGATGTGCAGTCGCTGTTCTCTACCGCTGAAGATGCCGGCATGACGCAGGCTGAGTTTGACGCCTATACGAAGGCGGCAGGCAGGGCGGTGACGGATGCGAAGGAGAAGGTACAGAACCAGCTGATGCGCGAGTACCAGCGCGAGCGCGAGAAGTGGTGGCGTGAGCGGCGCAAGGAAGTGATGGCCGAGGTTACTGCCGAGGTGGATGCGTCCGGCCCCTACCGTGCTGCTGCGATCCTGACGAAGGGTGAGATGCCGGATGGC